GTAAATCCTTTCATTTGGGTCTTGCACAACCCCGCACCTGTTAGATACAATAAAACTACGATTGTAAACAAGTTTGGGGTGCGCTGTATGCTTAAATTGTTAATTGTGTGTATTGTAATGGGTATTGAAAATGTTGTCAACACCAAATTTGAAAACTCATTATCCGAAAATGAAAACCCGTTCCAAATGTTCTACAACCAAGCTATTGTCACGGGGGCTTTCATTGTAAAAATCTTTAGGGACAATACGGATAAAGGTACTGGTAAATACCAACGCATCACTAGGGATTTTAGCCCCTTTCCATAGAGACCCGCCCGTTGCTAAATTATGGTAGTAAAGAGCAAGCAACGATTGCAAACGCGGTACGCTGTCGGTGTTCTTAATATAGTCACGTACAGCAGTATCTTCTGTTAATGTTACCAAAATCGCTTTTAACGCCCAAGTGGTTTCGTACATTAGGTAAATCCTTTCATGTGATAAAATAATTGTCGCTGGCAATTTTGCCGTTGCGATATGACAACATAGTACCGAAAATAAAAACAGGTGTCAACACTGAACACCTGTTACTTATCTTACGTTAATCTTATACTCATAATCCCCTTAGCTATTCCATTGGTCGCGAACCGATTTGCGCCAAACCTCTCTTGCCCTATGCCCGCCAGCATACACCTCATTTATGTATTTTTCATTTATGGATTTTGGGGCTTGCGACATCAGCAAATCCGCGTATAATGTATCTGCTGTCCAATAGTCACCAGACGGGGGTACGCGCCCCGCCGAGAGCCGACGGCGGTCTCCGTCGCCCGCCTGCTCGGGATGGGATGGGGTTTCCCCTGCGCCCGCACCTGCGCGATATAGAGATGTAGAATTTTCCGTGTATATATTTTCCCCTCTACCCAAATTATAACTATGTTTTTTATCAGTGTTACTGACACTATTTATAACTTTAGATTCCCAACCCTCCCCCGAATTTTGATAAACTTTCAATTGCTTCTGCAGGTTACTCACGTTTTTAGATTGCACGAAAGTATTGGCAATCACTTTCTCACTGAAAGATACCCCTGCGTTCATGCGACGGAACTCATCAGCAATAATTTCCTCAACTTTGCCTGTGTCATCGTTACGCAGTTCACGGTTAGGATATGTACGATTACTAGCCCGTAGATTGAAAAATGCTTCACTAGCGTTTTGGAACAGCAAACGTAGGTATTGTGGGTTAGTCTCGTAGTTCTTTACTAGATTGTCGTACTCATCCAGTGCTTGTGTTAAGGCAATCCCTACTACCTCTCTACGGGCTTGTCGCTTAGACATCCACAACGCTATAGGGTAGGATAACGCAAGCTCCATCAGTACAATAGTGTTGTTAAAGAACCAATCGAATACGGTTTTGTTTGCTGTATTGGATACAATAAACATGATAGTGATGGTAGCATACACTAGGAATATGGGTAGACGTGGAGACCACCACGCTACCTCATACTTTTTCATACGTTTACTAGCATCTATCTTACGTTTTGTACTAGAACTTTCAGATACTAGCTTGAAGTATATCATACCATATACCCCACCTAATGCCGCAGATGTTATTACGGAAACCTTAAACAAAACTTCTATCATAGGGGGCAAGGGGATATGCAAATTTGACTCCACGAGACTTTCCGCTAGGGGATAAGCCGTCATGCCTAATTTGAACACACCAAAGGTAGACACTACCAGTAGCATAATGATAGCTATACGGGTTAAGGCATCTAGTTGATGGTTATCGGGAATGTTGTTGCTTACCTTACGCCTAGTAGGTTTACCCCCTAGACTTTTAATATACTCATCCTTAGTCGCATTAACTACTTGTAGCCATTCTTCTCTAGTAAAACGTTGGTAGTTTGTCATAGTAGTGCCTGACCTTTCAAGTCTCTTGCTTCTTTGCTACTTAGTAACTTATATGCATCTTCATCTATAGTACCTTCACCTACAATGTAGTATACATGTACCGTACCCTGTACCCCTTTACGGTGTACACGGTCTATAGCCTGTAGGTAGTTTGTACGTGCGGTACTGGGGCTAAGTCCATAGAATATAACGTACCTAGCTCTATGTAGACGTACCCCTGTACTACCTGCCTGTAGGTTAGCTATAAGTATATCGGACTTACCTTGCATGAACAGTTCATGTTGGTCTACGTCCCCTGTAAGTAGGGTAGGGTGTACCTTGTACTTCTTATGTATAGCCTCGTCTAGTATACGTACATCTTCTTTGTACGATGTAAAGATAACTACAGGTTCGCTACCTAGCTCCTCAAGTAGGTCTACCGTAGTTTGTACAGCTAGGTCGCTACCGCTACCTTGTAGTCTACTTACATCTTCATCAGGGTAGGATACATACCAACCACGTGTAAGCTGATGTAGCCTATGCCGTAGGGTCATCTCGTACTGAGCCATCACTACATCGTCATCTATACGTGCTACCTTCTCGTTCTTAATCTGTTCGTAGTATGTACGTAGGAACTTAGTTAAGGTAAACGGTCTACGTATATGATGTATAGGGGGCAAGTCTATAACATCTTCTCGCTTAACACGTGTTATGTACGGACTAACCTTACCGATAAGCTCAGGTACGTTCTTGTACCCTGTGATGATAGGGATATTATCCCGTTCATAGTAGTTACAATAGTTATGTAGGAACTCCTTCCAGTGTCCGAACAGTCTACTACCTGTATGCTTGTTACCGTTGTACACTACAGGGTCTAAGAACCGAAACTGTCCGTATATCTGTTTAAGGTGGTCTGCCCACGCTGTACCTGTCATAGCTACAGCGTACCGTATGTTATTACACTTCTCTGCTAGCACTAGCGACTGTTTACTGTTGTGTGATGATAGTCTATGTGACTCATCCGCTACCACGACATCGAAACCCATCTTCTCTATCGGTAGCAAGCGTGCAGTTTCGTAGTTAACAACCACTACATGAATTTTGTCGTTTTCGGTGGTCGCTTTTGTCTTTGCGTCTTGAAGTTTCTTTGCTTTTGTTTTTGACGTACCTTTGTCCAGTACGTGTACCACGTATCCCGACGTGAGCGTTTCAATATCCTCTCTCCATACACTATTGAGACCTGCTTTGATTGTTAGGACTAACACGAAGTTAGCCCCTTTCTGCTCATGTAACTGGCGCATCAATTCGATGGCAGCTAGGGTTTTACCTGTACCACAGTCCGCAAACCAGTAGTGGAAACCACCACTGGGTAAGGTCATGTTCTCAAGTGCTTCATGTACCATCAATTGCTGGTGCTTCCATAGCTTAACATTTATTGCTGGCATCATATACTCCATATACCGTATTCATCACCAAAATGCCCTGAAATTAAAAATATTGCAGTTGCGTGGTCAAAATTATTTTGAATTAGTTTATCATAGTATGCGTGTATCTTTGTAAATTCTTCTACAGAGGTGGGCAACGACGTTACCCAACCTTTGCGTGACATCTCATTTAATGTAGCTATCTGCAGTTGTGATGGTTCACCGTCAGGGGTTTTGACTTCAATTGCATGTGTAATCCACCTAAAACTACGATGACCCCACACGGTAGCCAGAATGTCTGGCGTACCCTGTGCAGTTTTGATGCTACCTGATGTTACAATAGCTACACCGTTTTGCTTTCGTACCCATGTAGCTATCTTTTTACGTATAGCACTTTCTTGTTTGCTACTCATATCCTTCCCTACCTTTAGACTGTACCCATATATCTAATTGTACCACTTCTCGCATGTGTTGCCAATTGTCTAAACCAGCTTCCAGTTCGACATCTAGTTTCGGTTCTACACCCCAATCTTCCATTACACGCATCAACTCTACCACCTCTTGCAAGTGGTCTACATGTGCATAGCCGTCTAGTGCATCGTGGATACCTGCGAACAGCTTTACGTGTGTGTTAGGGTACATATCGTAGTACCGCCAACCACTGTGCATGTTTACGTGACTAGCAGAGCCTTGTACGATGTTATTCCATGCCTTTTCTGCACTGTGCTGTTTAATATCCACTTTACCCCATTTACCTGTACGGGGGTCACGTACATTACGCGACGTATCATACAAGTGGTGTTTGATAGGTCTACCGTAGCGGTATGCTGTAATAGGTTTACCTTCACTGCGGTAGTACGGAATATAGTTCATGTTGTACTGAAATTTACCGATGTTAGCAGGTGTAGGACGTTGTGTCAGAGCTTCTTTCTCAAAATGCTGTGCTGCGGATATAAACGCAGGATACATCTTATGCCACTTCTCATGTAATGTCTCGTAAGGTGCAAACCGTTCCTTTAGTATATGCCAGTGTTCCTCACTGCTATCTTCTTCATCAGTTTCAAACACCTCACCTAACTGTAACCCTAACGACCAGTGAGAGCCACCATAGATTAGATTAAAGTTCGCTGTTTTACCCACCTGACGTACATAGAACTTGTACACAAGTTTAGCCAGCGTTTCATCATCTAAGTCTTGCCAACCTGCCATGTTATTGTACTCAGCAATCTCACGGTCTGTCATGTTACCATACATAATCTGACGGACACCTAGTACCTCTGCAGTGTAAGCATGTGCATCACGAGTGTTGATGACATTTGTCATCTCCATGTTACCTAGCCCCATAATGCTCTCAGCAATCCATGCAGCGACACGTAATTCTAGGTTGCTGTAATCAATACCAAACACTAGATGCTCAGGGGGTGTAATCAGCACCTCTTTGATACTAGCTCCACGTGCAGGGATGTTTTGTACGTTGCCCAAGTCACCACTGCTTGTAGTACGACCTGTCTTTGTACCTGCGACATCAATGCGGGCGTGACAATATCCATCAGGGTCTGCGTTTTCTATCCAACGTTTAAGGTACGTAGATGTCTGTTTGATGATACGCTTGTATTGCAATCTGTCTTTAATTACCTGTATCGCGTATGCCCCTGTAATGCGCCCATATTGGGCATTAGGGTCGATTGTATCCAATGCACGTTTAACCGTACCTGCTTGGGTGTCAGGAAGCCCTAAATAGTCGCCTACGCACTCTTTAAACGCTTGCCATGAATCTATGTTCCAATCGTACTTAGCCATGATTGCATCGGCTTTAGCGTAGTTCTCATTCATACGACGTTTTGCTTCATCAATATCTAACAGCAACCCGTTCTGTTCCATACGCCATGCAAACATATCAATGCGGTTGATTTCCTCAGCTATCTGCTCACTGCCCCAACCTTTAATTACCTGTAGACATTTCTCGTACAATTGCCATGTCAGTGTCACATCCATCAAGCCGTAGGTTGCCATATACTCAGACGGTAACATCCACATGAGACCTTTTTCTTCGGTGTCTGTCCATTTGATTTGCTTGTACACACGTTCCACTTGACGGTCATGCCATGTTATACCGTTCTTGTCACGGGATTGTGGATTTTTCTCCCAGCTTGAATAGGTGTCAAATGGGTAGAAATCAAAGGTGCGTACCTCACTACGGCGAACCATGTGTTCAGCAACTTCCCACGCGAGTTTATCTATGTTATTGTACAGGTCAGTTTCACCGCCGTCGGCATTGTCTAAATCCCAAAAGCGTGCTTGCCACTTTAACTGACGGTTACCCCATTCTTTACCTTCATAGTCCGCTTTTTCTTTGTCAAAATAACGACTAGGGATGCGTACACGTATGCCTTTGTCATCGTTGTTGCGTTTACCGCCCCAATCACCCCATACAATCTGTAGCAGGTTCATGGTGTCGATTACGTTCGGTGTCTCTGGGAATTGTTCACGATGCAATACCGTCAGGTCGAATTTCGCATTGTGGTAGATGTACGTTTTGTCGGATGTCCACACAGTTTTTAGTTTATCTAGCAACTGAATAGGTAAGTTACCCATACGGTTCTTGTTAGCTTCAAGCCACTGTGCATAGGCAAAGTGCCACCGTATAAGTTTCTTGTTTGCAGGGGTATAAGTATCGTACAGAATGTAAGAGTCAGCATTAATAGTGCTGTCATCTTTCAGGAACATGTCACCATAGCCGTGACGGAATGAGAAGTTATACCCGACTTTAAACTCAGGTAGATAGACTTGTATGGATACTAGGGGCATTTTAGTAGAACTACGTGCTTTGAGGGTGTTCGTTTCGGTGTCGCATACAACAACCGTAGCACGTTGGATGTCTTTGATAGCGGATTGAAACTTATGCAGTGTTACATTAATTAGATTCATGTTAACCTCAATTCATGTATATAGAAAAGCCCCGACTATTGTCAGGGCTAGTGATGGGAGAAATGCTATGACTTAAAATGGAAGCTCGTCATTGCTGATTTCAGGTGTTGCGATGCTGGGCATAGCCACGTTTGCGTAGTCAGTCCATGTTTGCAATGCTGTCTGTTCTGATTCAAGAACGCCCACTGGGTTTTCCCAACCTTCATTACCATAGAAGTGGGTGTACCATGTGTTGAACGCATTTTGGTCGGTAAAGACAAGACGTGCATGTTCCGCAGGTGCGTTGCTAGATTCTTCTCGTGTACACATGTTGTATGTTACCCAGTTTGTGTAGTCGATGTCAAAGTCTAGCAGGTCGTTCAAATCTTTACCTGTTGGCACATCGAAGTTAGTGATGACGTTCTCGTGGCGGGTTTCGCCTTTGTAGGAGTAGCTACGGGTTTCGACACGAACTTTAACAACCATGTTGGCAATTGCCTGTTCGTTAAACACGACAGTACCTTTTGAGTTGAGCATACCGAGTGCAAACATCAGGTTACGCGCACCAAAACGTCCTTTAGCAACATCCATAGAGCCAAAGATAACAGAAGAACCATCACCAAAGAACTCGCTAGTGTATTCACCTGCGGAGTTAATTGCGCCAATTGTGAAATCCTGACGGTTGATGACAGTAGCTTCTGGGTTCATCAATTCGACTGTTGGTGTGAATTTTTCCATGCTATAACCAGCGCGTGTTTGGAATGTATCCCACGCAAGCTCTGTAATGACACCATAGTAGATACCTTCTGGGATAGGTGCATAGCGTGAGCTATCGAGACTGTTTGTTGGGTTTGTGATTTCTTGGTTAGTGCTTACTGCTTTAGGCATGTGTTAATCTCCTGAGATTAGTTAATTTGTGGTAAACTTGGTGCTTTACTTGGCTTTTTGCCTTGTACCGCAAGGTCACGGTCACTAACAACTGTACCGTCAGGTGCTACATAGACGATACTACCGAACTTAGGAAAAATCCCTGCACGTAGGTTTGATGTGAAATCAAATTCCCATACATCAGTGCTGGCTTTGTTACTAGCATCTTCATTCAATACAAACGCGCCAGTAGTTACAAATGTAGGGGTAGCATTTTGTACCCGTGTAACCATCGTAGTTAGTTGAATGTTTACTGCGCCGTAATCTTGAATCTTAGGGATGCCACCGTCCTCAGCAATCTTAGTGTTTAAGATGCGCCGTAGGAAAGTTAAACTGTCGATAAACAATCCGTCGTAATTGGATGATGCGCTTACAATGTCAGTCACTACGTCACCGAACTTACCAAAGTCGCCAACGTATGCTACATCGTAACCACAGTCAGCAAACACCTCAGTGTTGCCGAACGCTACAACTAGCGGGTTGTTACAGTTTTCTGAGAGGAATGATAAAGCATGATTAATTGCTTTACCCGTATCACGAGAGAGGACAAATAAACTCTTACGTTTGTACTCACTTGCAGGTTTAATGCTTAATGCCATTTGACTGTCCTTATGTTTAACGTTGCTATAATCCTATAGTAGCACGTGGTAGAAAAGGGGTCAACCCCCAATTCTATTTTTTGTGATAATGCTCAGCAACTACATCATCTACCCAATCACCATCACGGCGAGCCATACACAACTTAGCATACTGGCAGGTCTGACAATTGTAGCTACCCCATACGGGTAAAAAATACTTGTCAGCAATAGCCCGTTCAATGCGATTGATTGTGTTCTCTACCATTAAGGATACTTCAATTGATGTTGAACCTGTTACGGGAATATCCTCGTAAGCAATCCAATCGGACTTGTCACGGAGTTTACCACCTGTAACCATTTTGTCGTACCAAGTGCTAGGGTCTAACTTGTTACGTATTGGATAGGGAATACTTTCCCACCAGAACTCCCAATACGACGCAGACGCTTGAATACTAGGCACATTTTTCTGTGTCAGTTTTGCAGGTTTTGGTGGTGAACTTAGCATTTGGTACATACGCACGACATCAATCGTAGCGGACAAGCCTTTATCAAATGCAAAACCGTTCAAGATAGTTGCATACAATGGTAATTGCATATCCATCACAACATGCTGTAGTGGAAGTAACTTACCGCGTACTTTCCAATCGTACAAGATATAATCACCTGTTGTGTTATCCACTAACACCGCATCAATAATACCTTCAATACGGCGTTCACGACCATCAGGTGTTACGTCGTAAGTCACAAACTCGTACTCCACTAAAGGGGTGTTTAAGTCTGTTGTAAGCCCGAACTCATAAGCCCCAGCTACAGTATATCGAGAACCGAGTTCTAATTGTGGAATAATGGTGTTTGCTAACTCAGGGATAGTGTCACGTGCAATTGCCATCGTATGATGATACTCGTCTAAATCATCAGTGCCCCATTCAGGCTCTTTATAGACATAAGTATCTGCTTCAAGGATAGACTCTCTGGATACAATGTCAATTTGCTCTTGTAATGGAATGTCAGGGTTGTCGTATAACTGTTGTAGCAGTTTAGCAATCCCTGCGTGAATAGATGAGCCTAAGTCGCGACTAACTGCCCATTTGTCAGTGTTTGATTCGAGGCGGTGAATGTAAGCGTATTCAAATTTTTGCTCACATTCACGAAAGGTGCTGAGTGATGAGTGAGAGTATCTAACTGGCGTTGTCATCGGCATAGTCCTTTTCAAATGCTACAATTGCTTCTTCTAGTGTCATATCTTTTGGCTCATAAGCGTCAAACTCGAAAGCCCCGTTAAAAAGCTCACGGGCAGGGAAGATAATACTGCCACCCCGTTCTGCAAGCCACTTGTCAAACTCAATCAAGGTTTCACGTGTCCAGTGCATGTTCTGTCCTTTCAATGTGTATATTTTTATTGTATCGGTATGTCGTGGGGGATGTCAACAGCGAGAATGTATAATTTATAAATTGATGGGGCAGTTTAGCAAAATTAGCTTATTTTTGTCACTTTTGGTTGAAAATACTTAAGAGTTTTTGACCAAAACTGTCAATTTTCACCCTCCTGAGAGGGGGGGTTTGCCAATTCTTGGTACAATTTATAGTATTGTCTAGCGACTTTTCGTGCTTCATCTAGATCATTTGTCAGCTCTTTTATCTTTAACTCCTGTTCCATAATCGTTGCACTAAGTTCTAACTTCTCTTTTTCTACTTCTAATATCTCTGAGTTCTTTTTCATTGTGTTACGGTTGTTTGTTTTTGCCAGTTGGTACAGGTATTGTATAACACCAAGTAACAGTGTGGCAAAAGCTACGATAACTACGGTTAACTCCCCCACATTATCTCTCCCCTTGTCGTATCTCTATGAAGTCCCTAAGTACATCCCACAAAGTAGTCCAAGCCAGCAGTGTAATTAAAATCACTGCCGATGTTGCCATTGTCTGCGGTTTGTGATACCAGACAAACATAGTTGCTGTAGTGTACATGTATAAAGGTGTGAACCATATAGCGTTCCATGCTTTGTTAGCAAGTCCTGTATAAAAGCTCATTACAGCACTAATAAAGAATATTAGTGTCCACCCCCATGCTGGGATACCGATATTGGTTAGTATATGTGTAACGCCTTTGTTTGGTTCTAACGCCATGAAAACGCCTACTAAAACAAAAGCGACAAAATATACACCACCTTTTACTTTACGTAGGTAAATCATTTTACTATCAGTTTCCATCATATCCCCCGATAAATGATACAACGTTATTGCATTGAATAGTACATCGTATCATCGAATTTTGTTTTAAATGTCACGCCTTTATAGCTAGTGACAAGTTCGTTCCCTACCCGTTTCATACGTAACGGGGTACTGTCTACACCACGACCATCTGTCTCAAATTCACTGATTACAATACCTAAATTCCATCGGTTGCTAATGTGTTTCATATAACTTGCATCTAAACTACATCCACACCCACTGTTTGCATGTGTTACACCCATGTGATGTCCTACAAAACTGCGATGTACATGACCGCTTACTGTGTGATATAGGATGCCCTCGTCTCCTGTAATGTCACTACCAGCGCATCGTTCAATTGTATTTTTGACAATCGTACTGTCGTTTTTCGCAGCACTCACCCCATGAACCCACTTCAATCCCTGAGATAGTTTAACAATAGGCTCACGTTTAGTACCGTTTGCAAATTGATGTACACCTAGCTCATGCCAGAATTGCATATATTCTAACACTAACCGTTCTGCATGCCCATCTTCTCGACTACGCAGGGTTTGTAATATACGCAAGTCATGGTTGCCTGTCAAACCGACAAGCATAGCATGAGGTATTTTACGTTTAATAGCAGATGTAATAATCCGCGCTAATACGTAGTTGTTTTCTATGTTACTATCAAAGACAGCACGCCGTTCGTCAGGTAGTTGTTCCCAGCGACCCATACCCTCAAAATCAAACAAGTCATTTAAGGATGAATAGTACGCAATATCATTTGAAAAATATTCTAGTATTTGTAGTAACAGGTCAAAATAGTCTAGGCGTATAAATGGCAAATGCTGGTCAGATGCGAACACCGCAAGACGAGTGCCCCCTTCATCGGCTAAACTATCCCTGTAATCCTCTAAAAACGCAGTTGATTCAGTCACAATGCGACGTTGTGATAGTTTGTATTGTTCTTGCCCTTTTGCTGATTTTAACGCTGTTTTTAGTGTGTCTTGCACCACAGCGTTATCATCCCACGCTTTACTTAATTGTCCGCGTATTCTATCCATATTCGTGTCGTATGCTTCTACTAATTTGTCACGGGTAACACCGTCAATAACGTGCTGTTTTAACAATTGTCTACGGTCTAACATAATACCCCCTAAATAAAAAACGCCCACTATAAGCAGGCGTTTGCATTACTTGTCTTTATTTTAGTTACTACGTCCGTCAAACACGCCGTCAGCTTTCATTTTACGGTAGATAGTTTCTAGTTTATCAATGATGATATTCAGGTCTACCTTATATCCTTCAGGTAAACTTTCTTCTACACGGTCAATAGCGTATAGCATACGTGGGTCAATCCAAGATAGCCCTGAGCTAGCACGTTCAGCAGCAACCCCTTCGTAATAATCTAATGCTTGTTGAAACTCTAGGTCGTCAACTGCTGGGAACGCAATACGCATAAATACGTCAGGTGCAACCTCAGTAATCAGTTTTAGCTGTTTTTCATGACGGGCGTATAGGTTATCTAGTCCTAGTGTACGCACAATAGCAAGTACGCCAACAATAATCGCCACAAGTACGCCGTTAATTAAAACAGAGCTAATATCTAAACCAGCAATAATAAGTTCTAAGTTTTCCATAGTGTCTCCTGATAGGTAAATGGTCTAAGACTATTGTATCATAGTAAGCAACTAGCGTCAAATTATAATCTATCATAAACTATCCTATAGCCTGCACCGCTAGTTGACTTAGGTATGCACTACCACCATAGACAGTAAGCGTGTCACTACTACTACCTGTAGCTGAGTCATTGTACACTTGAATACGAAAAGCTGTTGCTGTATCTGTTTCTAGTCCAGTTAAAAACACCGTACTAGATACTGTACCCCACACACCATCAGTAGCTTCTCGAGATGAGTTTGTATGTATGATTTTTCGGGTTGCTGTATCTTCGTTTAAGACAAGCCCAAAACGAACATATCTAGCATCATTGGTATCTTCACGATACAAGTAAGGCAAATTAACTGTTACTAGGGCTTTACCAAGTGGACAAACAATACTAATTAGTAAATCTGTAATATTTGCCCATTCTTGCTGATTTTCAATATTTTGGTTAGCCGTCATAGTTGCAATTTTTAATTCATAAGGCTCTCGCAAGTACAAAATATTTTGATAGACTTGCTGGTTCATAGCAGTAGCTGTTAGTACGTCATTTGTACTTAGCTCTACGGGCTCAGTCCATGTAGGTTCTAATGCCATAACATCTCCTATAAAAATAATGGCTTATCGTCTAGTTGGTCGCCTAATCTAAAGTATGCAGTTTCCAAAGTACGTGCTAATTGAAAGGTAATTTTTAACATACCATTTTTAGCATTAGATTGCTCACCAACAATAATGTGTGGTTTGTTTTGCTCACCTGTTTGGCTTTCACTAACTAATATGATGTCACCAATAGTCATAGATTTTATCATATTAAAATTAGCCGTGTCTTTGCTTATTAGTTCAATTGACTTAAATTCGCCACTAGGGTAGGCATCTCTTAGCAATCTATACTCTGCTAAACCTTTAGTTTGCGCCCCTGTTGTTGCAATTTTAGTCGTTATCTTTTCAGTAAATACTGCTTTACTATCAGCAATCGCATCTTCATCTTTGTATACATAGATGATACCTTCTCCCGAACGAATATAGTTACCTTTGATTTTAAACGCAACATAGACTTTGAAATCATTATCATTTTGTACATAGACAAACACCTCGCCTGTAGCTAATTGTTCTGCTTGTATAGTCACATTTGCCAATACAACAGGATCAGTAATCTCAAATGGGTTGTCGTACTCTTCGGTTGGTTCGTCTCTTTTTCCGCTTGCTACACGTACCTCCATATTATCTTGATTTAACTGGATGTTTTCTATGGATTTAGGCAACCCTTCTTCAAATGTGAACTCTAACTTAAACTGTTCAGATGTTCCGTTAGCGGGTACATAAATGTCCCCTTTACTATCCCATATCACTTCGTCAGTGGCGGACTCTTTAGGTGTTACAGACACTTCTACGGTGTTAATCATTTTAGCCCCGTACTCATAGTCTGTTTTGTTTAATTCGTCTATGTTGATTACAGCTTTAGGAAAGCCAGTATATGCTGTACTGTTACGGTTGTGTAATTCTAATGCACCACGCCGATTGATAATTAATTTAGCGTTTTCAGCTTCTAGCAGGTCTTTCATTCCAGCTTCTAGGTCAACTGTGTTATTCCAACCGTCACCTATGTACTCGTAAGAAGTAACCCCTTTGTCAATACGTTCCCATACGTCATAGATACCATAATCATCAGGGTCGAAATCGTCGTTATAGTATCCTAGCAACCAACCTGAGTTAACAACTAAGTCGTGCATCACTGGGTCGATACGCGAGTTTCTGTATGGGTTAATGACTAACGAACCTTCTCTAAATCTAAATACACCCTGCCGAGCTTTAATTCTAGCGTTACGTTCTCTAGCACTACCGACGCTAACCTGATAAGATTCAGTCCACCCTGTCCACATGGTAGTCCACTCAGTTTCACTAGGGTCTTTCATTTGAACAATAGTCCGCAGGTTCATCTTTAGACTACCATGTAACGGGCTATCCGTGTATGCAGGACTATATTTCTTGTCTACATTAGTTAATGTTAGTTCTAACGTACCTTCAAATGGAATTGTTCCATAAAAGTTATTATGCCCCAACTGCCATCTTAAATTAAGCAAGTCCCCCGATATATCATCATAGACTGATGTATTTGATGGTTCATACGTATATCCATCTGCTGTTTTGAACACGGTATAACCGTATATTTGAACAATAGTTTCAGGCTCACCAGCAGATGGGGATAACGTTAAACGTACACTATGCGGGTTCAGTTTACGGGTAGTCGCATCAATTGTAATTAACTGAAATGTCGTTGTTAGACTAATTGTACCTGTGTACACGGTCTCAGCTAGTGTCTCAGCGTTGTAGTCCACTAGCTCGTAGTCTACATCATGTGTACCTGCTGTACATCTAGCATAGAACCCTACACTACATTTAACGTTGCTAGGGACGACAAACTCATCGTAGTCTATCTCAATATAACGTGCATCACCTTTTTCGTCGCCAGTGACTGTTGAAAATATACCATTGGAATACGGTTGGGATGTCCACGCCCCATCTGTCTGGGTTAGCATTGCCATGATTAATCCTTTCGAGGTATACGCGTCATCTCTATACGTAGTAACGCAATCAGCACCTGTTTGACTAACTTCCACTTTTGTGCATTAGGCAGGTCATCAAAGTCTTGTCGTAAGGTTTTTATATACTTACGTAGACGCTTGCGTTCTACTAACAGTTGTGCATCATCACTTGTTGCTTCTATTCGTTTAGGCATTAGGCTACCTCGTTTACTGTTATTATAGCATACCCTGATGCAAATGTGTCTACTAAACGATACACATAAACTTCATATGTACCATCTACTGGGTCAGCTAAAATCAAACTTACACTGTTCCCTGTAACTGTATCTGTGCCATTATCATACAATTCACCGTCTAGAAGTACAACATATCCAACCTCTGTGTCATCCGCAATCGCTACGTCGTTACATGTAATTGTCACATTGCCAGCACCTTCATCAATGACAGGGCTATCCGCCGTAACAGTTAGTGCTGACCAATTGTCTAGGATACTATTTGCTGTAGCTTGTGCTAATTCAGATTCGTCTAATAGGTGTATTGTTGCACCATTGCCTGTTGTCACTCCTGCTGTAGCCTCACCTAGAATAGTGTCTGCAACAACAATAAGTGCATTAATAGACGTTAAAATATCCTTGTTAATGTCTAGCATGTTATACCTCTCTTACCCAGAACAAAGGAGCAACTAAATAGTTCGTGCCACCTGTAGTTTTCCACTGTAAACGAAATACGTGACTTCCTGCGGTAAGACCATAGGCTACCCCTACAAAAGATGCGTTGACGTTATACTCATTGCGTTGAACTCTGATATAAAATGGGTTATCGCCATCAATAGCTACACGTAGGTTAATTTCATTGTTAGCTGCAGTACGACAAGACGCTTGTAACCCTAGTAACACGTTACCACCTGTAGTAGTTAAAGTGGCACTTAAATTGGTAGCGTCTACATTTGCCCAAGACGTAACATTTGTGCTATATGTAACATTACGTGGATTGTTTTGAAAAGGTAAAGGGTCTACAGCATCCTTTAAAAAGTTTTGGTTGTCCCGAATATATTGGTTCATATCTGCTGAGGTTAGCACCTCAGTACCCCATGTTTTAGGTGTTGACCACGCCATAGTAACCTCCTATTGTAACGTAACTGACGTATCGTTTATACTATTAAAGTTCAAAACAAAGTTATCAACATTAGTGTTATAGAAAACACCCCATACAGCATAGTCTGTTGATGATACCACGCTGTCCGATGTTAATACAAGCCAGTAAATGTATGCACTTCTTACATTAAAAAATCCATTAAAGTCAAACGATACGTTAGCAAACGATGTATTTAATGTAGATACGTCTACAGTTGCTTCTGCATTGTAGTTAACTAACTCACCTGATGGCTCTCCAGCATTGTCTGTCTCAACACGTAATGTAAGTGTACCTGTAGGCGTGCCTACTTTACGCATATACAATGATATACTACTTACTGGGTGTCCTGCTACAGGCGATAACTGATGGGCTAACGATGTGTATACATCTCCTGTTGGTGGGTCATAGTTTAGTGCGAACTCATCATTTCGTATTGTCGTATAAATAAATGAGCCATCACCACTATACTCACCTATAAGACTAGCTGTTCCTTGTATTAAGTCGTACTCTCCCCCTAAAGCGGGGGAGAACGTTGCTTTCTGTACTGAGTTGTCATCAGGGGCAAAGAAACTAGACCCGTTTAACACAAGCGGTGTACTACTTGATACGATGGTATCAGACTTGCCTGTAAGATGTACAACTCCGTCATTATTCCAATCAATGCCTACTCGTATGTCAGGTTTATATGCCATTACAGTTCAATACCTCGACGTTCTAGTTCTTCCATAAGTTCGTCAACACTGACGACACCTTCGATGTATACGTTCGTTACACCTGACGTACTACCACCGTTGGATTTAACGTTGCCGATAGTTGACGATGGTACATTACCAATGTCGCGTATTTGGTCTGCCATATTTGCTGGTATAACCATCTCACCTCTGTGTAGGGTAGCGTTCCAACCATTACGAGGTACTGTGTAAACCCCTTTAGCTCGTGGGTTACTGTTGTCTGCAGGGTCTGGTACGTTAATCGCACCTGTAACCGCTACGTTGATAACAAGATTAGTTGATATAGATGCAAGTTTACGTAACTCAGCAAGTAGTTTAGAAACCTCATCTCTTGCACCAATCATAGATGTTTCAATACAGTCTGCCATCGTGCTTATTTTGGTACATATTTGATTCGCAGGCTCTGTAATACCAGTTGATGCCGCAGTCATTTGGGTTTCAAGGCTTGCCATGCCTACTGAAAATGCTGTAAAGAAATCTACTATAGCTTTCTTTACTGTTCCTTCATCACCGAATAAATTTAACCAATTCGTTTCAAAAGGAACTAAAACCTCTGCATTATAATCTTCAGATGTCATACCCCTGTTAAAAGCATCAGTGAATAAATCCAGTGTTTCTGCACCAACTTCCTCTGCTTGTTCTTCATTAATAGTAGCGTCAAATACAACAATTTCACCTGTTTCTATTACATAAGGTGTAAATCCGTTACTAGCTTCATCAGTAACACCATCTTCTACTGTATCACTGGTTTCACTGCCAATACCCGCTATACTTGCTTCTAAACTTCCAAGCCATTCACGCATCATAGCTTCGCCCACTAGTTGCCCTGATGCTTGTAATTCAGCTTTTTGGCTTTCAGTCAATTCTACTATTTCGGGTAGTTGGTCTATTAAAGCGTTAATAGCATTTCTACTTAGTTCTAACATTAATTTATTGCTTTCAGGCATAGCTATTTGACCTTCAGGCATTACGCTATTTGGTATTTCTTCACCTAAATCATAAACAGCCCCTGTTGTACCAAATTCAGCACTTATCTTACTGAAACGTCTTGCCAAAAAGCTGGATCAACAGTAACATCTGCATCTTCCGCTAAGCCTACATTTAAATAATCAATAACAGTAGTAATTTCTTCGGGAGTATAATCGCCAGAATCAATAAGGTCTTGTAACGCAGTTTGTATTTCAGGTGCGAGATTTTTAGCTGGATCATATAAGGCAATAGTTGGGTCAACAGTTAAATCAGTTTCTACTGTTGGGGTACTTCTCGCACCAATACCAAAATCAAGCCCAAATCCAGCAAAAAAATCGGCAATACCTTGAGTGACACTTTCTTTTTGCTCATCACTCATAAAAATAGCACCGAGCATCAAACCTAGTGATACTATTACACCCACAATGGCAAGTAGTTTAGCTCCAGAAACACCTGCAATAGCAGCTCCCACTGCTTTTGCCCCTGTTGCTACTGCACCAGCACCACCAGCTAGTTTAGCACCTGCTGTGGCTACAGTAGCTCCTACAGCCGCCCCCAATTTTGTAGCAATCCATGCACCCCATCCTTTTGTCGCAATAGCTGCTACAGCAGCATCACCTAAAACTTTTGTTAATATTAAGTTTATCCCAAATCTCACAGGTAGTGTAATTAGTTTCCCTATAGCAAGAGCCCCTGTAATTCCAGTAGTAATAGCCTTACCTACGTCATGATAAAGAGCTACCGCACCTAATGCAAAAACAATAGCCCCAGCAAATCCTGAAACATAAGCATTAAAACCTGTTACACCACTGTCTGCCATTGCGTCATTAAAACCATCTGCAAGTGCTTGTGTTGCGTTACCAAAATTTCCACTTTCAATGTAGTTTCCAAGCCCCGCGAGACCTTCACCCATTAAGATACCTAGCTCACCCCAAAGTCTACCAATACCATAAGTAAGTAATGGTATACCATCAGTGATTATCCAATTCCCTACTTCAGATAGCAATGTAGAGAAATTAGCTGTAATGTTTGGTAATATTGTTGTATTGTCATCTAGGTTAAACAATAAGCCAATAGCATCACCAATAAGCGTCGGACTGATATATTGTGTTAGGTTTGCAAACACATTACGTAAGAACGTAATGATGTTTACAACACCTTTTTCAAACGTTGCAATAAAATCGTTAAACGAAAATGCTGTATCAAAACTAGCCTTTAACCCGTCGGTAAATGGTGTTACAATGGTATCTATAAGTGTTTGAAAGTTACCCGCACCAATTAGACTTGTTAGGTTTGCAAACCCTTTTACAAATAAAATTGCCACTTCACTAATAAACCGACCTGCACCTTTAGCTACCATAGGTATACCTACGTCAATTAACCATGAGCCGATGTTATCCGCTAGTGTACGCAGGCTTGAAAATAGTGTAGGCATTGATTTAGCTGGGTTAATATCGAAAATATCCCCAATAAAGTCACTTAGTGAATCTATAGTAAAGTTACTTTTTATCTGGTCAAAGATATTAGTTAAGCCTTGAACAATTTTTAGACCCGCAAGTTGAAACTTGTTCTTTAAAATTGTTCCTGTTTTAGCCCCGAACAGGTCGTCAAAACCTTGTAAAAACGGGTCAATAATGGCATACTGTATATCATTAGCAAGCGTCGTAAGGTTAACATCTTTTAAAAAGTCACCAAACTTTGACAACAATTTGATACCTAGATTCGCACTTTCTGATACGAATCTACCGATACCTCTAAACAGTACAGGTAGTCCAACACTGACTAACCAGTCACCAAAGTTTAACAAGAACGTATTAAACGATGAAATTAAGTTTTTAAAAGGAGTTCTAACATCTATGTTAAAAAAGTCACCAACTTTTTCACTTAAAATATCGGTACTAAATAACCCCAGAAGTTTACCCGTTACCATTAACTGCATGGCTTGTGTCAATGAATCAAACATTTCACTGCCAAATTCATCAATAGATGCAATTACAAGATTAAACGAGTTAGTAAACCATGTACTAACTTGTTTAGCAATGCCTATGATAGCAGGTTTAATATTGTCATCTATGGTCTGCCGCAACTGCAACATCTGCATTTCCATAGGGACACTCCATGCTTCTGTATCAGTATTCATTTCATAAAAGTCACTTGTGTACACTTCTTGTTTACGGTATGCTTCACGTAACTCACTAGCACTCATTAACTCTTCACCGACCCATTCCATAAATGAGCCTGTTGGGAGTTCAACTAAATCGCCCACACTAAAGGTTAGCTTACCATTACGGTCAATCCACTCTTGTTTAAACTCATCCCACGTTTGGTTTGTATCTGTACGTGTTAAAAAGTAATCCCATATTGTGTCACCTGATTGCATAGTTGCAAAGTCAATAGGCGCGGTTTCATACGCATATAGACCTAAATCTTCAGCAGTAGGTGTTTCTGTTTGATAGGGCGCACCAAAGATTCTATCTATCTCTCTACGAATAGTAGATAGCTCAGGGACAGCTTTTTCTAAACTATCAACAAAGCCACCAATGCCACCTTCAGCAGCTACCATTTTCCCTGTAACAACACCAAACAGTGTTATTAAACCACCAATAGGATTCACCAGTGATGATAGTAACCATATAAGCGGAGGTAAGACAATTAATAAACCGCTAAAAGCAACACCCATTTTAAGCGTAATAGGCTCTAACTGAGATATAGCACTAAAAATTTCAGCTATTTTTCCTATCACTGGGGCTAGTACAGGTAACAGTTCAAGCCCTATAGCAATGGATGCGTTCTCTACAGCACTTGTCATCAAGTCCCATTGCGCTGCAAATGATTTCATCTGCTCAGCATAAGCTCTTTCAGTAGCACCTTCTACTGTACGGTTAAACTCTTCTAGTGTCTTGTTATACGTATCAAAATCATTCAGGATAGTATCAACAAAACGTTTACCACGAATGTTAGAAAACAGTTTCGCAATAGATGCGCTACTACCATCAGTAGTGTCAACAAGAGCTTTAACAGCACCACCTAATGTTTTATATTTTTCCATCAATTCTTCAACGCCGTTAGCACCCAAACTACGCATGGCTTTTTCCATGTCCTCAGTTGGTTTCATCAGTGATGACATACCCTGATTGATAGCAGTCGCCGCTTCTGATGCGCTAAAACTACGCTGTGTCATGTACGCCATAGATGCGTACAAATCTTCAATCTCAACACCTAACGCCGCCGCTGATGGTAATGCTTTAGATAGGGAGTTTGCAAAGTTCTGCATCGACCCCACACCAATTTGAACCATCTGGGTTAATGAATCACTTGCACGTTCAGCACTAACTACTTCAGTGCCATACGACAACATAGATGCTACCAATGCTTCAGTGGTAGTTTCCATATCAGCAAGACCAGCATCTGCTGTCTTAGTCGCAACTTCCATCGTGTTCATTGCTAATTCAATATCAGTAACACCTGCACTAAATACAGTGTACAACGAATTAGCGGCGTCTACAGCACCACCACGAGTAGTGGAACTAAACGCCCGAACTTCATCGGACAAACTCTTCAATTGTGCTTCGGACATGCCCGTAATGGAGTTGATGTTACGCATAGCAGCATCGAAGTCTGATGCCGCTTGTACTGTGTATGTGCCGAGTGTGGCTAGGGGAGCTGAGATTGCAAAGGTGGCGGTACGTGCCGCACCGCTAATCCCTGATATAGTCTCAGATAAAATGCCTGTCTCATTACGGATGTCGCGCATACCTTTACGAAACTGTGTAATATCCGCGCCGACAACCGCCTCTAAGTAGGCTAATCTTTCTGCCATGTCTTTCTCCTTAGATGTACGCTATCTACTTTTTGCCTTTGTTCATTTTTGACAACTTGTCTCTAGTACGACGCTCTTTCTCATCTGCTCTGTTATTTTCTTCCCAGAACCCGAGAATGTTGCCAATATCTTCAAGGCTTAATCCTCGCACCTCGCTCATGGGTTGACCCACCAACCACAGTTTTGTTTCTATAATTTTTTGTGTCTGTTCTGGGGTTAGTGGGGCTTTGTAAATGCGAGATTTGTAGATAGCGTCGTCTAGTTTTTTGCAGAGAATACTTTCTGAATTTTCTGGCTCAGGGCTTGCATCAACACCATGCCTTGCACAGCATTTAGTGTTTCAATAGACTTAGGGTGTCCTTTTTTAAGTCGGGTTACTTCTAACATCATTTCAACAGCTTTCTTAGTGTTACCACCAGAGATAGCTTCTTGAAAAATGTTAAACTCAAGCCAACGCCACTTTGACAAGTCAACTGTTACGTCGTCGCTAGTGTCTAGTTCGTCTACGTATGCTTTTGCGTTGGCTTGAATTGCATGAATCAACGCTGTCGCATCTTCTAAAGCCATGTGGTCAAATGGGTGTTCTGCATCTGCTGGTACACCGTCAAATGCTGACCAATCTTTTACGATCTTCTCAATCAAATGTCCTGCGCCACGAAAATCTTGCTTACCAAAAGCAGAAAGAAATTCGTTGTATTCCATATAAGTCCAATCGGACAGTTTAAAATTTACGTTCATGGGGTCTCCTATATTGATGGGGAGAGGGTCAACAATTGACCCTCTTATCTATATTATACTACAAAAATTAATTATCAGCTACCTTTCCAGTAGCTATCTGGTGGTGCAATCCACGCGCCTTGACGCATACCTGAAAGTTCTTTTTCGAGTACGTCATGGTCAGGGGTTGTACCGCTAACGGTTTCAAGCAATACTTCCATTTCCAAGTATTTCTTGCCGACAACTTTACCTTCGTTAAATACGCGCAAACGTCCTTCGATACCACTGTAAATTTGTGGTGACCAATCTTGATTTGCTTCGTATAGCGACAGGTTAAATGATGCGTTGGATTTTACGACAAGCATCTCGGTTTCGAGTTATGACAAACCTGTTACGTCAGTTGTTTCGGATGTTTCCTCGTAAGAGAACTCGGACATGTCAGCAGATAATGCAATCCAATCGCCACCAATTTGTGTTGTGTTGATGGTTAGGTGTGCGTCATTTGTTGTTGCGCCTGTGAGTGCTTCAGCATCAGAAACGCTTTCAATACGATAGAACTTGTTAACGTTTGATGTCAAAGTCATATCGACAAGGTCAGTACCTGTCATTGCAAGCTCACCTGCATCAAGACCTGCGAGTGCATCGAGAGCTGCGTCTACTGCTGTGATGAGGTCTGCTTCAGTATCGCTAAATGTGATGTCAGCAGTTTCCTCACCGTTTACACGTAGGCGGAAAGTCCCACCCGTGAGTGTATCATTAAATACAAACTGAGCGATGTGTGGCTGTGGGTCAGCACCGCGACCGTGTTTAAACTCAGCGTATGTTTTCGCACTGGTAATACGTGGCATATTCTACTCCTTAGTAAGCCGTATTTGATAAACGCCTCCACTTATAAATAGTGGTACGTTTTGCACCTGATACCTATCAGTGACTGGTGCAATTTCTTCTATTTTCGTACTCGTGATGTCTGTGAAATTAACCACAGGGTCTTCACCTGATAAAGATTTGTATATCGCGTCCTCCAACTGACCTGCCGTAGCCAATTCTGGAGAATGGCAAACCACGCGCCACAACATTTCGGCATATGCAACACGTGAAGAATTTAAATCACCCCCCGAAAGCAATTCGATGATTATAAACGGTTGTTCCCAAGATTCGTCTGCTCCCTCCCAGAAAATTTTGATTACATCGTTTTCAGTGATTGTAATCAACGCTTGTTCATCTAGATTTGCTATCAGTGTATCTCTGAGTATTGTAGACCCTAAGTATTGCCATGAATTTGTATATCCTGTAGTCAAATCCACGCTAAACGTAAAGTTTACATGACCCCCGACTGTATGCTTATCGTAACCACGAATGTAGAAATTATTACAATTCTCATTCACCTCTGGGCGTACTCGAAAGGTACAATCACCTAAATATATAACACCGTTTACCCCATTACCCCCTGCGCGTATCTCACGGTAGAAAAATAACGGGTCGTCATATTCGTCAGTATCTGTATTTGACACAATTAAATCTAAACCAGTGATTGGGTCGTCACACTCAAATCTAATGTCAATAACAGGACGGGTCTCTTTAATGACAAGCGACCCATCATTAGTATAGGTTGTACCTCTATATGTTATATGGGTTGCTAAAATACTTGTCATAAGTTAACCTCTAGGTCGTGGTACTTTCTTGCCACCAATGGTTTGTAATCGAATACGTTCTATAAGTTTATCTTCATAAACAGAAGCAAACTTTTTCATAGTAGGTTCAATGTATGGACGTTCTGCTGCATTTGTTATTCTGTTACCATCGTTAACCGCTAACGCATACTGCCCACGACCAGAGTCACTTGTATCAAAACGGATAAAGTGCGATGTACCATATTTACCAGCAAACCGCCCTCTGTTACGCCCTTGTTTTTCAACAGTGATACCATCGTTAAGATACCCATCACGTTTTGCAGGGAACTGACCTTCTCGAGATGGGCGAGGACTCCAATTTTCTGTTATATACTTGACAATTTCCTCTGCAGTTTCACGTGTAACCTGTATAGCATCGTTTTCCATCATACGTTCTAGTTTGATGGTAGTATTCTCAAATGCTTTTTTGTGTTCATAGTTCAGCGTTGCTTTTATCTTTATCATTGAACTCTATCCGTGACTACTATCATAGCTTCTGTGTAAGCACTCATTTCACCTGCTCGTATCAATTTGCGAATGTCGTACTGCTGTCCTTTCCATATAACATTGTCATTCTCTTGAATGTCAATGTCGTGAGGTAGAAATAACGCATAGTTATCTGTTACGACAACTTGCGGCAGTGTACGGTCATTCATAAATGCCCGAGCTACATCTACACGACACGGAATTTCTGTGCTACCATTATATGTAACGTCCGTAGGTGTACTTTTAGTTGCGATACCTCGCCCGTCTACTGTTGATACACCCAACCGTTTAATATTGCATGTATCAATTAACGTGTCTAACGTTAACTTGCGGACAATTGCCATTTGGTCATCATAGAATGTTGTTGGGTTCATTATGCAAACCTACTACTACGACGTTTAAACGAACGAACACGTAAATTGCGCCAATAACAGGCTTGCATTTTACAGTGTTCTACAATTTGCTCTGCTTGAAAACGATTAGACCCTGCTTTGTTTGTGATAAAGTTCTCACGGTGCTGAGCTTTCTGCTCCCATACCGATGCAATCGCATCTGTCATGACATACACCGTAGCATGAGCTACTAAATCACGGGTCTCTGCAATGTCACTATCAAAAACAATTTGATGTGTTAACGGGTTATAAGTAAATCCTGTTGTTTCTTCTACTGTCGTATCGCGGACGTATATTTTAAACCCGCTTTCAAGCCAGTAGGGCATTGTTAGATTTAGCTTATAATTCGTTTTGTCATACGCGCTAATTCTAACTAGCGGTATCGTTTGACCAATCATTGCATACTGGTCTAACACATCCTGTAATTGGTCGTCTGTCCAGTACGTAACCCCATTGAAAACATCTGATGTACTAGCATTACTATGCTGGCGCAGATGTGATACAAGTGAGGTCATACCTGAGCGTACTGCCATTTATGACCCCCTTTCTAGGTTAGTATTAAACAGTTACTGATAGCGGACTGTTAGCTTTAGTTTCAATAAACAAGCCACGTTCGTCACGCCAGTGACCTACACCATATTTCTCGTAAGCGGAGATTTCCATTGTACGCCCTTGATGTTCAAGTTCGCTAAATGCTTGTACTGGTTGACGAATATCGTAAACCAAAGCGTCACGAGTAAACATAAGTGCTTTAGCAGAACCGCTAACTTAATGTACTGTTACACCGAGACTGTCGCCTGCGTTGTCAGTAGGTGCGCCACTAAGACCTGTATTTGGTCGTATGCGGATTTACGTGCTGGCAATGTTGGATTGTCAATGTCGATTGCTACACGCAATTGTGATTCAGCATCTACATAATCAGGTGCTGTAACAGTGATACGTGCAGGGTCGTCGTCTGTTGCTGTTGCTGTCCAACCTGTTTGACCTGTAAGGGCGTTCAGTGCCGTTTGGATGTTGCTTGCAGTTGTGTCGCCACTTGATGCAGCAGTGATTTCACCTGTGATTGTAGTACCAACTTCTTGGTCTGTACCAATCTCAAGACGGAATGTACCACCTGTACCATAAACGGAAACTTTGTAAACAAGTTTACGTGGCAAGAACTCGCTAACTGCGATGTTAAGACCTTGAAATACTGGGATGGTGAACCCTTGTAGTGATTGCTCACGGAAGTTCATGTTAACACCAGCATCTGTACCACGATACCCAGCGAGGTCATTTACAACGTTCATAACTTGGAACGGATGTACAACCAAGTAAATTTGGTCGCGTACTGCGTTTTGTTGGAACACAAACTGCCCTTGAATAGGCAAGTCGATTGTAAAATCAGTAGACGCACTACCAATTGTACCGAGTTTGAATGAGTCATTTGCTACTTTGATTAAGTCAGCTTCTTTACGGTCACCGATTGCCTGACCCAAGAACATGATAGTATCAGACAGGATATTTTCCAAGTCTGTCATCATGCGACGGTCAGAAATACGATAACGATCACCGACTTCTTTTGGCGCAATGCTTGACTCACGAACACGGTTAATGATGTGGTCAGGAATTGCCGTATCCTCGCTTAAGTCTTGAGCGCGACGGGTACGAATGTATTCAGAAATTTTACGATTGTTAAATCCTGTCATATCGGTGTATGTTGTAACGCGCTGTGCCATAGCGTAGTTACGCATGGTGTACATAAATGCACGTTCTTCGATATGAGGGATTAAATCAAGATTACCGCCAAAGATTTGGCTTAATTGATTTACTGCCATTGTAGGCTACTCCTCAGATTATATTAGTTAGTTATCGTTTGCCCAGACCTAACTTACCATCAATACGCGCCCAGAGGTCATCATTAATTTCAACTGAACTGTCAGGGCTTGCCCCAACGTCTTGAAACTTTAACTGAGCATCCGCAATTTGTTTAGCGTGTGCTGTAATTTCATCCTCAGTTTGTCCACGTAAGATTTGTGGACTGACATTGTACTCTTTAGCCACCCGATTTACCATCGCTTGATGGTCTTGTTTAGCTTTGCGCTCTGCCTCTTGCTCTGCATACAAACGGTTTTTGAACTGCTCGTATAACGATTCAGTATCAATAACAGGTTGTGCAGGTTGCTCAGGTTCAGGCTCTTTTGCTTCGGGTTGTTCTTGCGGTTGCGTATCAACTTCCTGTTCGTCACTTGACTCTAGTTTAGATTCTAGCTCACGTACACGCTGGCGACGTTTGTATGCTTCATCTACTACCTTACGGTATTTAGGATGTTCTACAATCACTTCGTCAGGAATACGTTCAACAGGTTCATAGCCTGTAATTTCGCCATCATCATTATAGATAGGTTGGTATAATTCGGTCATGGATACTACCTTTCGCACACTTGTGCCATTGCGGAAAACACTTGTTTTCGATTTATATATTGATTTTTAATACTATATACAATACCATTGTTTTATAGTAGATAGGGGTATTACCTAGCTAGAGTAATAACTAAAATGGGTCGCCACTAGGCTAACCCATTTTCAGTCATAGACCGCCCCATCATATTACAGTATAACATGATATGTTACGATGTCAAATTATTGTTGTTATTTGTGTTATTACTTTCGTTATTGTTATCGTTATTGTTATCGTTATTAGGTTGTTCTGGTTGCATAGATTGAACCAATTCCATCTGCTGACGTTGACGTTCCATATTATCAGCGTGTTCGGTTTCCATCGTAGCACGTTCAAATTCCCAGTTCATACCCATCTCAGTAGCGACAGTACGTTTCGATACAGCACCAATGTTATGGATGATTGCCAGTTGGTTAGCCAGTTCTGTGTAATCAGTTGGCAGTGAGTTCGGGAACTTAATCATTACGTCGTGGTCAGCTCCTGCGGTTGGTAGTTCAGACATTTTAATACCTAACTTAATAAGTTGCTGTAACGATGACCCATACGCAGATTGTAGTACCCCATTTTTAGCAATCTGGTCGAGGAACAATGTACGAACTGCGGCGTTTGTCACACGTTGCAAATCTTTAGCTTCACCTTTAAGGAGAACAACACGGCTAATCGACAAGTACGTTTCCATCAGTGTTTCTAGCATACTGTTAAGGGATTGTACGTCACCTCGTAGTTGTAGCCGTTCTACTGATGCGTTTGGATTGTCTACAACCCAGATGTCGTCTTTGTTATCTACGTCACCGATACCTGCGCCGAGAATAACATCAATAGGAACGCCTGACTCACGTGCTACACCATTACGTAAAGAAGCAACTAGATTAATTGTGTCTTGTAGTTCTTTTAGCCCAACTTCATGTAAACCATAACGCCCTGTAGGGTGTGGCAGGTGTGCAGTTTCGATAATCGGTGGAATACCTACGTCAGGGAACTCACTGACATCTTCTAGTGACCAACCATCGTCACCAAACGTGATACGGTCTAACGCACCTTTGTAATCTGTGTAGGCTTGCTGTGTAATCGTTTCGACAATATTGTCTAACGGGTTTAGTGGCTTTTTCAAACTAGCGTAGTGGTAAATAGTCCACGTGTCTGTGTCTAAGTCATGTACATAGTCGTAAATGTGAACTTGCTCACCTGTTAATGTCCGTATCTCGTACCATACCACCTCGTCAGGGTCGTTGACTGACCAATAAATAGTGACGGACAATGGGTCTATCAAATTTATACGTGGGTAGGTTTCCCGAAAAGCTGATACTCGCTTAGGACGTACACGCATAAACGTATGACCTGCAAGAAAACCACGTAACGCCCACTTGTTAAATAGTTTTAGCCCACCGTTAAACTCAAGAAAATTATCTACCCATATTTCTTCTTCAGTACGTTCTACTGACGATGGGTCTAGTTCAATAGCAGGGACACTTGGAAACAAAAATGTTGCTGTACGGTCTGCTGTCATCTTAACCATGTTAATGATAACATTGTCATCAACATCGTTTACGTCTTTATCGAATTTGAGCATAGCATCATGCTCACCTAAGTAATATTTTAATGCGGTCTTATAATCTTTTTCTCTGGTTTGGCGTTCTCGTACTACCTCTGTCTGAAACTGATTTCTCAGTTTAGACGTAGGCGGTGTATACTCAAATACTGCTGGCATGTTATCTCCTATTTGCGATACGACTTTTACTTTTTTGACGGAACGGGTTCTTGTTACTTTGTTTTATGTCAGATACTTTTTTTGATGCTTGCTTATCTATCATCTGCGGTTTAGGTAGCCCACGTGCCGCTAAAATTAAAGCGGATACCGTATCATCATGGTTCTCGTCAGATGCGCCATATGTGACGTTACCTATAGCGGTACGCTTACGTTCAAAGGTGGATAGTTCAGACTTTTGTACGTTACCGTAATCTTGAACGTTTTCACCTTCTGCTAACAGTCGTAAACGCCCGTACTCAATGTGACTTGCAGCAGACTCTACCATCTCTCGTTTGTTACGATTATCAACATGTACGCCATGAATCATAATTTTCTTACCGAACTCTTTTGACGTATCCCACCATTCAAATTTGTCATTAAACGCATTATCTAAAAGGTCGCTATCATCTATGCTGTTAATTAATTCATCTAGTGGTATTTTGTTCTGTACTGTCTCTACAAGCAATTTATAGTAAGTCTGACCCATACCATTACGTTCTACATAGACATGGTCAGGTTGCCAGTGGTACATTAAGTTGATAATACGTTCAAGCTGGTACTTTGTGCCAATGCCTGTAAATCGTGTACCAAACACCTGCTCACCCGTCAGTGTATTAATAATCGTCACACAAGTAAAATCTTTAATATCCCCCCAATCGACACCCATGCTGTAGATACCATTAGGTACAGGTTCAGTTTGCATAGGCACAACACTGGCGCGGTCAACACCTGCGAACACACCACCGCTATCAGACAAGAACTCAGCTTCAAACTCTTCTCGCCACTGCATGTTAGGCATTGTACGCTTAATAGCTTTTAAAACTTCCTTGTCTTGGTACGGACTATCCATAGATTTCATGTGCCAACTAATATGTAAATCATCTTTGTTGTTTAAGCCTAGTTGAAACAAATCATAGACATAATTACGCCCGTTTGGTGTTGTTGTAAACAATATTTGCCCACCACTAGCCGTCACCATAGGTAGAATAATACTATAGTAAACTCCTTTACCGCTTTCATAAAATGCAGCTTCATCTAAAATAATTAAATCCATTGTACCACCACGTAAGCCGTCACCTTCCAAAGCCGAACGCACACGGATAAACCCACCACCGTGAAATCTAATCTCTTTGTCTACCTCACTGATTTTCACGTAGGGAATACCTGCATCTAGTATTAACTGTTTTAATTCGTTCCAGTGACTACGCATATTTTTAGATGTCGGAGCTACCCACATTACTTTATGGGAGAACTCAATAGACCGTCTAAGCGCGACGTATTTACCTAAGAATGATTTACCTGACTGACGACCAAATACAGCTAAAAAGAATTTATATAATCCACCTTTACTGTTTCTGCGGTGTCCCCAGAGGTAATCTACAACCTCTTGCTGTTTCTCGTAGGGTCGCATACCCCATTCTAAGTTTTTGTAAAACCTGTGACGCTTACCTTTTAACAAATGATCTTGATACCACATTAATTACCCCCACCGATGATAAACGTTTGGTTTTCAAAGTCTTGTGGCTCTGCTTCCTTTGTAATATAGTTAGTAGGAAGTCCTGCCCGTCGTCTACGCATAGATTGTAGTTTATCTAGTGAGTTAATTAGGCGTTGTGCAGTTTGTGTTACTTTCTGTAACTCCTCCCCGTCCATATTATCAAAGTTAATACCACTTTGCGCCCCTAGCATACGCTGAATCATACGGGTTGCCATCACAAGTTCTATATCTTCTTGCCCGTATACGTAATCTACCGCTTGTTCTAAGTTTGTTTCTAATACCTCAATCTCGAGGTTAGCCATGTGTATCTCGTAGGCTTTTACTCGGTCTGTCCAGTGGAATTTTTGCGACGTGTTCTTAAGCGTTTTCCAAGCTACATCGTCGCCTTTCTCGTTAAGTAGCTCACATGCAAGTTTTACTGACCGTTCGTGCTTTGGCATGTTACGATACAACATGTAACGTGCAAACTGTTTTGGACTTTCTTTTGGGTCTGTCATTGGGCGGTCAAAAAACTCAGCATAAGCGTTATAATCTAATTCGTTCATACCTGCCCCATAATATAAAACACAAATAGCCACTATTAGTAGTGGCTATTACATACTATAACATGCTTAACTTATTTGTCAACGATAACGGTGTGTAGCATATACTTCTCAAACGCCTCTGCTGTCCACGACAGAGTAGGTTTAAAGAAGTGTTCATAGATTGCTTCTGCATACACCCTTATCTCATATTGTGCTTCATCTGCCATGCGTAGTTTCAAAAAGTGCATCAAGTTATGTGCATCTACTTTAACTACCCATGTGTAGTACACACCGAACGCTGGCAAGAACAGACGTGCCATCTCTTTAGACACCCCTACTTTTAACGCATGTTCATACTCAGCATACGCATCTTCATAGTGCTTAGATAGTCTAGAGTTAAGCTCAGTATTTACCCACTGGTTAACTTCACCCTCACTAGCTTGCTTGTTATCCTTAGATTGTTTACGCCATACGTCTGGTACGTAAAAGTCGTTTTCATCAAATGGTGTATACCGACCTGACTGTGCATTAAAACTCCAAGTACGGTGACGTGCCCATTGCCACCATGTCACAAGTGGCGCACGTACACGAAACTTAAACTCTACCATCTCAAATGGTGTAGTGTGACGGTTGCGTAGCAAATAAAACAACAGTTTTTTGTCCTGTACATCACCTTTGCTCTCGCCTAAGAAACTTACACGTGCCGCGTTTACGATTGCTAGATCACCACTGATGTTGCTATCAGGATGTGGCATAACATCCACGAGTTCAATCCAACCTTTATCCAGTACATCTACACGCTTTCCGATGGGGCTATTTGTCATAGTTAACCTTATTGGTCTAAGTTGTTAAATATGTTGAGGATGTCGCCAACGCCGTAATTCATAGATACAGTAGATTGTGTCATTGTATCTTCTGCGTCAATGTCCATTTCTGAGCTACCATGTGGCATGTCGTATTTCTCATCGTCTAACCACAACGCACCGATGTCCGCAAACTCTTTAAAATACCCAAGTGCATTACCATCCTCGTCAAAAAATGGTAGCTCATGCTGGATGTTGTGTTCATACACCATTAAACACATTGTATTAAACACAATCGCTGCTAGGTGGTCTTCGCTAGTGTCGCCCAAGTAAAATTGCAACATGTGACGTACTAGACTGTCAAAGGTACGTGACATATAGTCACCACGTTCCCAATTACCTTCACCGTACTTTTCAGCACCACGATACAACAATGATTGTAGCCGATTTAATAGTAGTGGGTGAATTAATGATACGTCACCTTCATCTACCAGTGGGTCATAGTCTGTGTTAAGGTATTCTCGATTGTCTACCCCCTGATATTTCAAAAACTCTTCAATGAGTACGATACCATGCTCGCTAAACTTAAACTTGTCATCCTGCACGTCACGGCGAAAACCTGATGCTGGGTTGACCTCACGCTCGCCAGTATCTTTTGTGATACGTTCAGCGTGGTCAGATGCTACTTTATTAATATTGTTTATCTCATCACTCATGCTTGTCATCGCTACCTTCCAATTTATCTAAAAAGTCTGTTATAGACTTATTTAATTGTATATCAGGTGGAGGAGTTTCTTCAAGAGGGGGTTCAGACTCTAATAAAATACCGTCTAACTCTGCCCATACCACTGTAGCATCGTAATCATGATCACCATCTAGTTTAGCCATGTTATACGCGCGTTCCTCTGCCATTTTGATGTCTATTGCAGCAGTGGCAGGTACAAGTAGCCAACCTAATGCACGATACTTTGGAAACTCAGAAGATTCTCCTACCATATAGTTCTCAAATTCTTGATGGATAAACTGACTGTACGCAATTGCATCTTCTTCTGAATGTAGTGTAGATACGTCAGTTATGGGGTCTACTACAACAAGTAGGTGGTAACGCATAGGTTGTTCAAGCCAATATGTAACAACTGTCACCATGTTTAAGTTCTGGCTATCAATTATTTCATCTGTCTCTGGGTCTATAAAGTCCGCTTGTACGTTTTCTATGTAACTGATTAACATAAAATCAGATACTTCTGTAACGTGTACAGGAGACGCTTTAGGTGGCTCAGTTTGTAACATCGGCACTAAACGATACTGTAATGTCATAGGATACCCCAATCATCTTTGTAGTTAATTTGTCGGTATTTATGGGCTACCGAAAACCCATCCATCATATATACGAAATATGGGGTCGTGTCATCCCATGTGTCAAATGCCATGTAAATACGAAAGTCACCAGCAGGCATAATGTAGCTAATATTATGTAACTCAAATGCTTCTCGTATTTCTGTCTGTAATTCTACCTTGTCACGTTCGACATACTTACCCTGAGCAACCTGTTTGTATTTATAAGTAGAGTCATTTTGTAACTCTCTCCATAAACACCATGCGTAAGGATGACCCCGCAGTAAAAACTGCTTAGTCATCCCTGTAAATATGTTCCTGTTACCGTATGGATACTCGTATAACATGCAACACCTTTTTAGTTTACTATAACAACGTCAACACTGAATGTCAATGTTACATCAGTACACCTGAATGTACGGTGTTCACAGCATATTCAAATGCACACCGTTCCTCTTTCATCATATTCAACACCCGTTCTACATCTCCATCACTCATATCTGCAAATATTTCATCTGCTGACTTACGCTTGTTCAATTCATCTTCAATCGTTTTTGTATTAAATGTATACGTGATTTTAAATTCTGGACTATCTGCATTACGCCATGCTAAAAAATCTTCTACCATACCAATGTTATCTATCTCTATCTGGTATGCAACCCCTGATTTACGTACACGCTTTTTCTTTTGCTTTAACCCTATCTGGCGTAAAAGGGTCTTGGCTAACTTAATCGCAGTGTTCGGTATATCTTCTGGGTCGTAAATAGCTTCAAAATGTTCTCGTGTTCTACCCACAACTGAATTGTACAGTTGCTTTTTTAACCGTATCTCATCTACGAACTTAGGTGCAATCTCTGCTAACTCTACGTCCGTAATAGCCTGTCGCATATCGGTGTACAGCATAGACAACATAGACACCGCAGTAATCTTAGCCACGCTACCATTTAGCGAGGTAAATGGCTTGTCGCTGTTAAGCAAAAATCGTTCGGAACGATTTAACGCTTTCTCTTGCTCCATAAACTCACTTAACGCATACCCGTGAGATTTTAAAGTTTTAACAACCTCACTAATGTACTCTGCATGTTCTGTTGTCAATACATCTGGTACGTTACCTTTTAATACTTTGTATATCTTACCATGCTGTAACCCTAGTGCTACTTCCATGTCCGACATATCCGCAGTAGCAGGGTCGTCCTGTGTAACAGGTCGTACTGTATGCCAATTAGCGTTTATGTACTTAGCTTTCTCTTTTTGTATCTTACGTACATCCTTGATTGTATGCTGTAGGTCACCTTCTAGTACAACGTCTGTTGTTGTATATGTACGTCCGTCCTGTTCTAACAAAGACTGATACATAATGTAGGGTGACCGCCACTGCGCTTGCTTATCTGCTATAGATATACTAGCTAGGCTATCTCTAGTCTTAGCTACCTTACTACGGTCTATAGCAGGTAGACGTACTAAGCCAGACTCTATGTCTACAAACTCTCTAGCACGGTTTAGTATATCCTTAGCCGTATGTACGTATAACTTCTCTGACTTAGCCATGTATACATACACTTTGTTTTGCTTACGGTAGCGGTTAAGCATCTGTAGGTTGTTACGTGGTGGTAGGTACTCACATATCTGTACAATGGTATCAGGTACTACCTTAGTTATACTTACACCACTACCCATGATAGAGTTATATACAACTAGCCTATACTGCTCCGCACCTGCGTTTACATCCTGCATAAACTTGACTACACGTTTCTTACCCGCAGTGTACCTGTTGATTACGATAGCTTCTTCTGGTTTAACACAACCTAGTGCTATCATAGCTTCATATGCTTCGTTAGCCTTACTAGCCTTGTCCGCTATCATAACTACACGTTCACCCCTACCTAGTGCTTCATAAGCTATCTGGTACGCTTCGTTAGCTTCGTTTAAGAACTTTACATGCGCTTTCTTATGTACGTAGGTGTTACGTATAATCTTCACTGTCTGGTTTGTCATCTGAAAAGCTAGAGATGATGATACCTGTGACATAGTAGCATCTACACCGTACACATGTCCTGCCATAGCATACGCATCCTGTAGCACCTTAAACCCTAGCGTAGCTTGCTTGTCACTTACATGTGAGTTGTACCCTAGTTTACTAGCACCGCCACCACCTAGCGCAAACCCTGATATAAGTTGGTCTATCTCCTCTATGTACACTAGCCCGTAGGTACGTATGTCTACACCACTATCGTATAGCTTAGTAGCGAACGTCTGTAGGGTAGTTACAAGTATGGTAGCGTCCTTCATTAGGTCTACTGCAATTGTCTTACCTGCATCATCATCACGGTATAGGGTAGCAGGTAGGTGTAGCTCGTTAGTTAGTGTATAGTACAGTTCAGTAGCTAACTTAATGGTAGGTACAAAGATAACGGTCTTAGGTTTACCTAGACGTAGCCATATAGTCTTAAACGCCTGTGTCTTACCACTACCTGTTTGTGATTCAATCAGTAAGTGCTTAGGTAGGGTAGGTTGTTCTGCTACCCAATCGGATACATACTGCTTGTTAAAATACTCTATGTACCGTTCAGGTATCTCGTAGCTAGTAGTACGTAGCCATCCTGCTTTACGTGCAATCCAGAACAAAGACGCTACAGTGTACCCATCGTCATGCCACTGATGTGTGTTCCACCGTTTACGAAAGTTACGTATACCTGCAGCACCATCTTTCCAGTGGGCTTTCTCTATAATGGTTTCTAATACCGCTTGGGTAGGCGCACCATGAAATGCGGACATCCATACCTGTGTCCACTCATCGTTGCTTAGTTGCTTCCACTTGTTAAAGATAACTTCAATACATTCGATAACTACTTGCTCACGTTTTGCCATCGGTTCAGCAAAGTGGTCGTCTATGCGTTTGTTACCTTCTTCAGTGTGCCGATAGTTAAATACCATCGCATCACCTGAGAAAGCCGTCCCTGCAGGTACGTCATCTTTATCAGTACCGTAAAGGAACACATATAGGTCATCAGACATAGGTGGTAAGCTATCATAGTTACCGTCAGGTAGCATCTCGTATGTACCTTCATGCATAAAAGGTACACCCTTACTTTCGTGGTTATCCTCATAGCGGTTAAAACCACCTAAAGACACAACCTGACCACCGTCACCACGAACGTCTACCCCTTTATACCCTGCATCTGTTCTATTACGTATTTTCTTGTCAGGTATAGGGCGATAGTATAAATGTAGCCCCCCTGTTGGTGTAGATAGGACGAAACTACAAGGGGAAAGTTCTTGAATCTTCTCATATACGTCTGTTGGGTCATTACCACCGTCACGTATACTTTGAAAATCTAAATCAACTACCACTAGGTTAGATTTATGCCCTGTTACCACGCACCAGCCCGAAGCCGAATTTTTGCTTTGTAACTGCAATTGCATGTTACCTGCTAGTTCATGGCGTGGTAAGTTCTGCCAATTTGCTTGCATAGGAAACTTAGCAGTCCGTCGTTTAGCAACAACCTGAAAACCTAGCGACGTTAATTTGTTGTAGTAGTCAATTAACGTAGTTTCATCTAGTTTGCTGGGGACACCCGATTTCGGATTAGGTTTAAATTGTGGTATTTGAGGGTGCATAGATGATGTCCTAATTAGTTATATCGTCGAAAGCCAAGCTCAACTCCAATTCATTCCCTGAACCACATTCTACAGTACAACCGTAACCATCTAACTCATCCATCATATCTAGCAATCGGTTAGATTTTATTTCACCCGCTAAATATTCTAAACGTAGATAGCGCAAAGGCGCAATAACTTTTTGCTTGTTAATCTGCCGTTTAACCAAAGAGTACATGCTAGGAATTTTGACCCAAGCAATATTCATCGGGTGCAACATAGCAATGTACATTTGGAAAAATACTCGTACTGCTTGAAGTGTAATTTTTTCCCACTCCCAAGTCTCAACCTCGAGGTAACGTTCAGGAAAGTTTTCAAGTGTGCGTATCCAATCTCCACGTCCCTGTTTAACACAGCGACCACCACAGTTAGCGTGTTTGTACCCCATGCTATACATGCGAGGAGGATTAAGCCCTAAACTTTTAGCAAATGCTTGTACATCTTGTATGTTCTGCTCAATAATTGGATACCGAATGTTAACGCCTACTTTACCCCAGTTTTTAATAGGAGAGGCTAATCTACCTTTTTTCTTGTCACTTAAATCCATACCTAAATATAAAGTGTCACCTTCTTGCATAAACTCACGTAACACCTTAATTTTAGCTTTTAGTGTACAAGTAGCCGTTCTACTGTTAGGTATGTAAGAATACCCTTCTTTATTAGCTATTTCTAGTGGATTTTGACCACCTGTTAACGAGACAATAGGTTTACCTAACAAAGTCTCTACGTCTTTGTAGAAACGGTAATTATCATCATCTTCCCAGAGAGTGTCCGCAAACACAACAATAGCATCAGGGTGTTGTTGCGTTACTAAATATGCTGTTACTGCACTAGGCACACCTGTACTAAAACTGACAATATGTCTACTCATATAGTTCCCCTATATATTAATGGACAAAAAATAATAAAGACACTTAAAAATAAATTTAAGTGTCAATAAATATATTTAGGGGATATTAGTCTACTCTTTTTGTTGAGGGCGATACGAGGTTAGTAGTGTATCCCCAGTGGAGTTGACGGGCAACGCTCCCGTGTTTCGCCAGTTTCGTTAACTATCCCTCCCCAGAGCGTTAACAGCCACCGACGGCAGACCTCACAGTGTGGCAACCCCATAATGTGCTGTACTATCAGTATATCAAATAGTACAGCAAATGGCAAGTGAAAATTAGGTTATTGTGTCTAACACTACAGCACCAAACTGTTTAAACACGTTAAAATGCCACTTTGAGATAGGTTTGTCACCCATTAGTATTGCTCCATAGCATCTTTAGCTAAACGATTACGACCAAACCACCCCAAAAACTCGTAAAATGCGATGCGTTGGAACTGTCGGGGGCATCGTACTGCACTGTTGTTAAAATTGAAGTAGCGGTAG